GCGACTTCAAAATGTCGCTCCGCGATTTGGAAGACCAGCGTTCAAAAGATCGTTTCAAAACTGTAATCATTGACACCATCTCAATTTGTTGGGAAATGTGTGAGAAGTATATATGCCAGCAGAATGGCGTACAGAAAATTGCAGACATCCCCTGGGGTGGAGGCTACACCGCTTGCAAGAAAGAGTTTGAAACATCCATAAGACGCATTACACAGCTTGGCTATGGCGTAGTACTTATAGCGCATAGCGCATCCCGCGTTGAAAAGACCGCTGACGGCAGTGATATTGAGATTATCTCTCCCGACCTGCCGAAACGTGCCGCCGAGGTATGTAACGGTATTGTCGATATTATAGGATACATCGGAAATGAATGGATAAACGGCGAAAGAAAGCGCTGGCTCTATACTCGTGAAACACCAACCCTGTTTGCGGGCAGTAGATTCAAATATATGCCAGACAAGATTCCGTTCAGTTATGAATCTCTCGTTTCAGCAATTGCTGATGCTATCGAAATGGCCGAAGAGAAAGATGGTGCAACTGTTGTTGACACGATTAAAACTCAGACGGAAGAAAAGCTCGACTTTGCCGCAGTACGTGCACGTGCTCAGGAACTTTGGGTAAAACTTGTTGGCACTGGTGATAATGCCAACGCCGAAGTAGCCACGACAATCTTGAAGAAGATTGAAATGACGATGGGCCGCCGCATGAAGTTAAGTGAATTTACAGAAGATCAATGTGACCTCCTTCAGTTGGTCGTACTTGATATGGAAGAGATGTTAAAATAATTTAATTTCACATACATCGAAGCACAGGATGAATATATCCTGTGCTTTTTAAATTTGACAAATTTTGAAAAATGTGGTATAATTATAATAGATAAAAATGCGAAAGGGTGAAAATATGCCAAAATGTAAAGTTTGTCAGAAAGAAATTGATTTGACGAAAGACAAATGGACTAAGCCTTACAATAGAGAATATCTTCATACTGAGTGCTATACAGATTGGAGTGAAAATCGAAATAATATTAATGCGACGCGGTCAGATGAGTTTTGGTATTATGCGTTGACAGATTATTTAATAAGAGATTTAAAGTTTCCTGTGAATTATGAAAAAATGCGTAGCCAATGGAAGAATTTTTTGAAAAAAGGATTTAGACCAAAGGGTATGTATTTTACAATTAGATATTTATACTTTATACAACACAATAATCCGGACAAAGCACTCGGCGGCATTGGATTGATTAATGAGGATACATACAAAGAAGCACAAGAATATTGGAAGAATTTACATGAGCGACAGGAGGCATTGAAAGCAGAGCAACCTAAAGTAGCAAAGAAAGTGATGATCACCAGGGATGAAAGAAGGAAACCAAAGGTGAAATATGATTTAAGTAAGGTGGAGGAATGGGACAATGATTGATAAGCGTTCTATACTCCAAATCTTTGGTTGCTTAATGAAGCATCCGCAGTATTTGAGTGAGAGTGATAAGTATTCTCTTGAACCTGATGATTTTTATGATAGGTTTGATAGATATGTGTTCATGGCGATTGATAATCTCTATCGCGGCGGAGCACAGAGGATACAGCCGCTGGATGTAGAAAATTATTTGGAGTTCGATGGTGCTGCGGCCGCCCTGTTCAAACAGAAGAATGGTATTGAGTATCTACAAGATGCAGATACATTATCTGAAGAGCAGAATTTTGACTTCTACTATACAAGGTTAAAGAAAGTTAACTTGTTAAGCACTCTTGAGAAGAAAGGCATAGATATTAGCGAATTTTATGTCGCTGATTTGACTAAACCGAATGCACTGGAAGTTAACAGACATTTTGATGAGCTGACAATTGATGATATTCTTGAAACAGTCAAGAAGAAGCTGTTGGAAATTGAGCATAAATTTATACAAAATGATGTAACTCAAACAGAACGAGCAACTTTTAATATTGAATATATATTAGAAGATGCGGAAAAGGGAATTGATATTGGTATCCCGATTCAAGGTGACATCCTGAACGAAGTAGTCGCGGGCGCGCGTCTTGGCACATTGATGATCCGAAGCGCCGGAAGCGGCACAGGGAAGACAAGACAAGCGGTTGGTGATGCGTGTTTGATTGCATATCCGATGAGATATGAATCGTCAACTGGTGAATGGGTTCAAATTGGTTCTGGTAAGAAAGTGTTGTTTATAGCAACAGAACAGACAATCGGCGAGATTCAGAAAATGATTTTAGCATATCTGACAGGATTTAATGAGTCTAAGTTTAGATATGGTAACTTTACAGAGAGTGAAAATCGTATTATAAAACAAGCATTATGGGTTATGGAGAGATATAGAGATAATTTCTTTATAGTTCAGATGCCGAGTCCTCGTATTGATTTGGTGAAAAACCTTGTTAGAGAGCAAGTATTATTACATGATATTCAATATGTGTTTTACGATTATATATTTATATCTCCAAGTTTATTGACGGAGTTCCGCGGCGTTGCGTTGCGTAATGATGAAATATTATTAATGTTCTCTACAGCACTGAAAGAGTTAGCGGTTGAGTTGAATATATGTATGTTCACGTCAACACAAGTTAATGCAAACGCAGATGCAAATGCAAATATAAGGAATGAATCGTCAATTGCGGGGTCACGTGCAGTTATCAATAAAGCAGATATTGGTATGGTAATGGCACGTCCGACGAAGGAAGAGATAGAGTTTTATGCAGGTGGCGGCCAAGCGATACCGAACATTGTTACAGATATTTATAAAGTAAGAAGTGGTATGTGGACGCAAGTAAGAATATGGAGTGTTGTAGATTTGGGTAATCTGCGTAAGGAAGATTTGCGTATGACGGACTCAAGTTATAATGAGATATTTATTGAAGAACACCACCTGGCAAGAACAACAGATTGGAATAACGAAGAATTAATGAATAATTTGAAAGAAGTGAATGCGCTTAAATGAGTATAGACTATCAAGAGATAATAGAACAGTTAGATGATGAGAAAGTAAAAGAATTGCTGACGCGCCTGGATATCCCGTTTGATGATCGAGGGGCCGCAATCGTCATGCCGACAGTATGTCATAATGAAGATGCAGAATCTGCGTCGATGAAACTGTATTATTACAAGAATACGCACGTATTCCAGTGCTACACAGAGTGCGGCGCCATGTCTATCTTTACTTTCTTGAAAAACTATTATGAAACAAGAAGCATTGAGTACGATTGGCGGACGGATATTCTCGACGTTATCCTCGATTGCTCGCATATGCGACAATTAGATGCGCCGACGCCTGGTTATCGCAGTATTGCTGAAAACTATGCTCAAAAGAAAGTAAGACAGGAGCTTCCGGCATATTCAGAAAGTTTGTTGGATGTGTTTATTAAATACTATCCAATCGAATGGTTGCGGGATGGAATAAGCAAGGCCGCGATGGATAAGTTTAATATCCGTTTCTCTCCCACTCAAAATAAGATAATTATCCCTCACTACGATGTGGGCGGCCGGCTTGTTGGAATACGCGGTCGTGCACTGAATCAGTGGGAGATTGATAATGTGGGAAAATATTTGCCTGTTCAGATTGAAGGGAAATGGTATAGTCATCCGTTAAGTTTGAATCTTTATGGATTAAATGTAACGAAAGAAAACATCAAACAAACGGGTATTGCCTATATTGCAGAGGGCGAAAAATCTGTTCTTCAATTTGATAATTTTAAACAATTAAATTGTACTGTGGCATCCTGTGGCAGTAATTTTAATAAGTATCAACTTGATTTATTAATTAGAACTTGCCATCCCCAAGAAATTGTTTTATGCTATGACCAAGAAGAAGAGCAATGGTCACAAGATTATTTTAATAAATTATATAATATGTGTTTAAAATACCAACAATATACAAATATGTCATTTATCTACGATAAAAATCATATACTTAAATTAAAAGACTCTCCTTTTGATAAGGGAGAAGAAGTATTTAAGAAACTATTACAAAGAAGGGTTAAATTATGAAAGTAAGATTAATAAATGATAATTTCAAAGACCATTATCTACAGAACCTACTCGCAGCCCGTGGTGTGGAGAATATGGAAACATTTCTTCATCCGCCCTACTCATGTTTGCAAGACCCAAAGTGGTTATGGGGCATTGAAGAAGGCGCAAAATGGTTGACAGAAACTTTAAACAAACCAGACTCTAAAATCCTACTCGTTGTTGATAGTGATGTTGATGGTTTTACATCGGGCGCGATAGTATGGAATTATATCAAAGCTATTGCACCTGACCAGGATATAACATATATCCTACACAACAATAAACAGCATGGACTTCAAGACCATGCACAGAATATATTGGATGGAGATGTACAGTACGATCTGATTATACTGCCGGACAGCTCAAGTAACGACTATGAATATCACGAAATGCTGAAAACAAAATGTCTTGTACTTGACCACCATGAAGTTGATGAAGGTCAGCCGCTCAGTCAGTATGCATGCATTATAAACAATCAAATGTCACCTACCTATGCCAATAAAGACCTCACAGGCGCGGGCGTGGCATGGCAGTTCTGTAGATACCACGAAGCAAAAACATCATCCCCTGGTGGCATCGCTGGCGTTATGATTGATCTGGCCGCACTCGGTATATGCGGTGATATGGGTTCGGTTTTAAATTTAGAAAATCGTTATATAATGCTCAATGGTTTTGCTAACATTTCCAACTACTTCTTCCAATGTGCGGTTGAGAAACAATCCTACTCAATGGGCGATAAGGTCAATCCGATGACGGTTGCATTTTACATTGTCCCAATGATGAACGCTATGATTCGTGTTGGTTCAATGGAAGAAAAGCAGCGTCTATTTGAGGCTTTAATAGATGGTACAAGAATGATACCAAGCCAGAAGCGTGGTGCAAAAGGTACGCTGGAACAACTGGCGGTCGAGTCGCTTCGTGAATGTACAAATGCAAAATCCAAGCAAAATCGCATCACCGATCAGATGGTTATGGATTTAGAGCAAAAGATATTTAAATATGATTTGCTTGAAAACAAGATTCTCTTTGTAAGATTGGAAGATGAGAATGATTATCCTCCCGAAGTGGTTGGTCTATGTGCAATGAAGCTGGCCGCAAAGTTTAAACGTCCGACGATTGTCGCACGGTTGAATGACCAGGGATATGACCGCGGTTCTATCCGTAATGTAGCAGATTGTGAATTAACAGACCTGAAGGCTTTTCTTAATGAATCGGGTTACTTTGAATACGTCCAAGGTCATGCTAATGCGGCCGGGTGTAGTATCAAGGATGAAGACCTGCGCGCGTTCCATACATATGCAAATGATGCATTAAAAGATATTGATTTTAGTGAAGGTGCATATGATGTTAACTTCTCCCGTCTTGCAACAGATGAAGATTTAACAGACCTTATATTTGAACTTGGCTCATGCCCAGATGTTTGGGGACAGGGATGTCCTGAACCAATGATTTATATACACGATATGTTTGTATCGCCGCAAGATATTACTCTCATGGGTGCAAATAAAGATACATTAAAAATTACAAAAAATGGTATTGCATTTATCAAGTTCCATGCAAAAGACATGATAGAAACATTGAATAAATGTAATGATATAAAGATAAACCTCGTCGGTAAAGCCAACATCAACACCTGGATGGGACAGGAGTCGCCGCAAATGTTCATTGAAAACTACGAAATTATTGATGATTTGTTTACTTTCTGAAAGGAGAAAAATGTTTTATCTACTCATTCTAACCGTTGTTATTGTTTGGATAAAATGGTTAACTAATGTACAGTGAGGTATAGTTATGTTAGGATATAGTACTCCTTTAGGAAAACCAGAAGTTAAATAGTTTTTAGAATAGAAATTGCGGCCCGGTATGAAAATACTTGACATGGGACCTGGCAAAGGAACATATTACAATCTACTTGGACCAGATTATGAATGGTCATGCGTTGAAATATGGCATCCTGCGGTTGAAGAATTGCAAGGCAAATATCATTATATCTATGAAATGGATATTCGTAATTTTGTTTATGTGGAACATTATGATTTAGTAATCTTTGGTGATGTACTTGAACATATGCCATTAAAAGATGCACAAAAATGTGTAAAGGAAGCCAAGGAAAATGCCAATTCCATATTAATTGCATTTCCATATGACCTAGAGCAAGGAGCAATTTATGGAAATGAAGCAGAACGACATATTCAATATAATTCATCTATTGAAGAGTTTGAAAAAAATTATCCCGGTTTTCAACGGATATATTATACAGAAGAACATCAATATGGTTATCATTATTGGAGCAAAAATTAATTTGACTTTTTAATAAAATTGTGATATAATATATATAGTAAAATGAAAGGAGTGTGACTGAATGGAGAAACTGAAGTATCCAGGGAGCTTACATGGGCACACGCAATATAGCAATATCCGTTTACGCGATTGTATCATAAAGGAAAATGAAGCATTAGAATATGCCAAAGAACTTAACCACGCGGTCATTGGAGTTACGGAACACGACTTCACTGGCGGGTGGTTAAAGGCATTTAAATTGCAGGAAAAGTATCCTGAGATTAAAATAGTATTGGGTAATGAGATATATTTGTGTCGAAATGGTTTAAATGCTCAAAACTATAACAGAGAAGTTGATAGATATTATCACTTCATTCTTTTGGCGAAAGATTCGATTGGTCTGCGTCAAATAAGAGAAATATCAACTCGTGCGTGGATGCGTAGTTACATGGCGCGCGGTATGCGGCGAGTACCAACATATTATCAAGATTTGTTTGATATTATTGGTAAAGAGCCAGGTCATGTGATTGGCTCGACCGCGTGTTTAGGCGGCGCACTGCCAACGCAGATTCTGCGCGCACAAACAAATCT